TGGACCCTCTCCCACAACTACACCCTTTAGAGAACAGTTCGGAAATCCATACTTTAGCGGTCGTCAATTTGGTGGATTCAGAGATATTCCGGTTGGCGGTCTAGACAACACTATAAGCTATGCTCCTAATTTTGGCTTTTATAGTGGCCCCTACAACGATGAGTTCTTCCGCAGGGGCGGCGTGATGACCACGATATGAGGCGAAACTACCGCAAGGAATACGAAAACTACCAATCCAAGCCAAAACAGCGCCGAAACAACGATAAGCGGAAGGCCGCTAGGCGCTTGATGGAGAAGGAAGGCAAGGTTTCCAAGGGCGACGGAAAGGATGTTGCTCACAAAAAACCACTGGCAAAAGGCGGCTCTAACAAGAAGGGCAACTTGAAGGTGGCGAACAGATCAAAGAACAGGTCGTTTAAGCGCACGAAAACAGCACGGATGGCGTAATGTCAGGCTTAATTACGCCCGATCTAGCCAAGAAGCTACAGGACGCACCTGAAGAGGTACGGTTAAGAGCCGCAGAAATACTAGAAAAAGCCAAGACTGCAAAAGAAGTTGAGGCGGCACAGAACACCTATATGGGTTTTGTGAAGCACATGTGGCCTGCATTTATTGAGGGCAGACACCACAAGATCATGGCCGAGGCGTTTGAGCGCATTGCCAGAGGCGAACTGAAGCGCCTTATCGTAAATATGCCACCACGGCACACCAAGTCTGAGTTTGCCTCTTACTTGTTACCAGCATGGTTCTTAGGCCAGATGCCTGAGAAAAAGATTATCCAGACGGCGCACACCGCGGAATTGTCTGTGGGTTTTGGCCGAAAGGTCCGAAACCTTGTGGACTCGGATGACTTTAAGAAAGTCTTTCCCAATCTACAGCTAAGAGCAGACTCCAAGGCGGCAGGCCGCTGGAGCACCAACAAGAACGGCGAATACTTCGCTATCGGTGTTGGCGGTGCGGTAACAGGTAAAGGTGCAGACCTTTTGATTATTGACGACCCTCATTCAGAGCAAGAGGGCCAGTCAGCAGACCCAGCGGTGTTTGACCGGACGTATGACTGGTACACATCTGGGCCTCGACAGCGTCTTCAGCCGGGAGGCGCTATCGTCATCGTAATGACACGCTGGCATATGCGTGATCTGACCGGCAAGATTATTAAGTCTTCTGCTCAACGGGTAGGCTCCGATGAGTGGGAGGTTATAGAATTTCCAGCCATCATGCCGTCAGGGAAACCCCTGTGGCCTGAGTTCTGGAGCCAAACGGAGCTTGAGGCTCTGCGGAGTGAACTGCCCTCCCCCAAGTGGAACGCGCAGTATCAGCAAAACCCAACGTCCGAAGAGGGCGCACTTATCAAGAGAGAATGGTGGAAGGTCTGGGAGAAAGACTATCCTCCGCAATGTGAGTTCGTGATTCAGTCATGGGACACAGCTTTCTTAAAAACTCAACGGGCGGACTACTCTGCCTGCACAACTTGGGGTGTCTTTTATCACCCCGACGATGACGGCGTATCACAGCCGAATGTCATCCTACTGGATGCCTACAAAGAACGTCTGGAGTTCCCAGAGCTAAAAAAAACGGCTTACGAGATGTGGAGCGAAATGCAACCAGATGCATTTATCGTGGAAGGAAAGGCGGCAGGGATGCCGCTTATATTTGAGCTACGGGCGATGGGGATTCCGGTTTCGGAATACACCCCCTCGCGTGGTAACGACAAGATAGCAAGGGTTAATGCCGTTGCTGACTTGTTCGCCTCTGGGACCGTGTGGGCTCCGGAGACAAGATTCGCTGAAGAGGTCATGGAGGAGTTTGCCGCGTTCCCTGCGGGGGAGCACGACGACCTTGTTGACTCTTCAACGCAAGCACTTCTTCGCTTCAGGCAGGGCGGCTTTGTGGCGCTCAGGTCTGACGAGGAAGATGACTTCGACCCGCATGGAAGGGTGGCAAACTATTACTGACCTCAATCGCTGGCATCACTTTGTTAATAACATAGAGCACAGGCTACGCCCTGTATTCAGGCGTTTCTCCAAGCTAGGAGGCCCAGCTTACTTTGACAACAAGGATTTCCCGATCACTCAGAAGCTGGAAGAAAATTACTTCCTAATACGCGGAGAGTTTGATCGGGTAAGAAAACGATTGCAGGACTTTCCGTTGTTCCAAGATATAAGCCCAGAACAGGTTTATATATCGAATGACGACAAGTGGAGGATGTTCTTTCTCAAGGCGAACAATGTGCGCTTTGACCGGAACTGTGAGTTGTTTCCGAAAACAATGGAGATTGTTGATAGCGACAAAAACCTTGTTTCGGCCTACTTCTCCATCCTCGACTCCAACAAGATGCTTGTACCCCATGAGGGGCCGTGGTCTGGGGTGCTGAGAATGCACCTTGGTGTAGATATACCCACAGACGGAAAAGGATGCGTGTTGTCTGTGATGGGCAAGGAGTATCGATGGAAGAACGGCAAGGCCGTTGTGTTCGACGATACCTACGAGCATTTTGCGATCAACCTGACAGACAACGTCAGGGTGGTCTTGTTTATTGATTATCTTAGGCCACTCCCGTTGCCTCTGCATTGGTTGAACAAGTTTTGCATCTATATAGGGCGATTCTTGCCGTACTACAAGATACCGATCCAGCGGCACAAGGCGTGGGAACGGAGGTTTTACGGAGAAGATGGCATTCCTACAAAGCAATATTCCGCACTTTAAGTGCTGGGTAAGACGCGAATACACACACAACCACGACAAATACCATGGCGAGTTTCTACATGCTATGGCGGTTGCAGTTACAACGATGCCTTGTCGGTGTCTTAGCTTTCAGATGATATTTACCGGCGCTGAAACCTATGACAACGACGATCCCAATGTCCACGGAGGCGCGATGTGGGCAAGGATGCCTATCACTGCTTTGGTCGGAGACACCCCGTTTGTGGAGTGGCCCGAGCCAATGCCGGTCTACGCGGCTCAGCCGTGGGACTGCTCATCTAGGGAGCACAGCGTTTATGTCCTTGAAAGGGCAACGCCGTGTCCTTGGATCGCCAAGATAGACGGGGAGTTCTACCCTGCTAAGTACATGTTCACGGTGGACTACACAGACAACGAAATCGCTGATGACCCTGCTCAACACAAGCAGAGCCATGTGATGGAGCTTCTGGATGCAGGCCCGTGGACGGGCAATATTGTGGCGCTACCCAACAACCGTGTACGGGTGACACACCCAGCATGGTGGTCAACGGGAGAGGGCGCACCAGATTTTAGGCCGTCACAGCACATCCACTACTCCAAGTCGGATTTGGACTACACGCTGGACGTAAACAGAGTATTCGACAACTTATACGCAGGTGAGGACGATGAAGAACAAGATGAATCGTAGAGGCGGCAAGATGCCCAAGGGCATGAAGGCAGGCGGCAAGATGGTGCCCAAGGGTATGAAGGCAGGCGGCAAGATGAAAATGGTCACGAACGACAAGGGCCAAGAGGTGCCGCATTTTGCCGCAGACGGCCAAGGGAAGATGGCAGGCGGCGGAAAAACAAAGGTAGCCAACAAGATGATGGCGAAGGGCTACTTTAAAGGCGGCAAGGTGATGAGCAAGATGAGCACCAAGGGCGGTAAGAGAGGCGGAAAAGGCTAAGTGGCTGTTGACCGCGTAGCAACGCCCTTCGCCCCTTCTGGGGCCGCAGAAGAGCTAGAGATCGTTATCGAGAATCCCGAGTCTGTCAGCTTGATGGACGAAGATGGCGGGATGATTATTGATTTTGATCCCAATATGCCTGCCCTCATGGGCGTTGAGCATGGCTCTAACCTTGCTGAGTACATGGATGAGCGAGACCTAGACAGTCTTGCTAGTGAGCTAGTATCCCAGTTTGATGCTGACCGGATGAGCCGTGCAGACTGGGAAGACTCCTATGTCCGTGGTCTTGACTTGTTAGGACTAAAGTTTGAGGACAGGTCTACGCCGTGGGAAGGAGCCTGCGGGGTATTTCACCCTATGCTGTCCGAGGCGGTTATCCGCTTTCAAGCACAAACGATACAGGAGATATATCCTGCCAGTGGGCCTGTAAAGACCACTATCGTCGGCAAGATAGACGACGAAAAGACCAAGCAGGCGCACAGAGTTGAGAACTACCTCAACTACCTGATTACCCAGCGTATGACGGAATACCGAACGGAGACAGAGAAGCTGTTGTTTTCTCTGCCGATTGCAGGCTCTGCATTCCGCAAGGTGTACTTTGACCCAAGCATGGGCAGACCTTGTGCCATGTTTGTGCCAGCAGAGGATTTTGTTGTTAGTTATGGTGCATCAGACCTGACTACCTGCGAGCGTGCTACGCATGTAATGAAGAAAACTTCCAATGAAATCAGGAAGTTACAGGTAAGCGGGTTTTATTCTGATGTGGACTTGCCTGCACCATCACCGGACATTTCAGAAATACAGCAGAAGTATGATCGGCTGACTGGAGACTCGGACAATTACGAGTTTGACAACCGCCATACCCTGCTTGAGATGCACGTCGATATCGACCTTATTGGGTTTGAGGACAAGGACGGAGGCAAGACCACGGGCATTGCTTTGCCTTATGTCGTTACCATTGACAAGTCATCAAGAACAATCCTGTCGATTCGACGAAACTGGTATGAAAGTGACCCCAAGAAGATGAAGCGGGATCACTATGTTCACTACCAGTATTTGCCCGGTCTGGGCTTTTATGGCTTCGGCCTAGTACATATGATCGGTGGTCTATCCAAGTCGGCAACATCGTTGCTGAGACAGCTGGTAGACGCCGGAACACTTGCCAACCTACCGGGGGGATTGAAATCTCGGGGACTCAGAATTAAGGGCGATGACACTCCCATCATGCCCGGAGAGTTCCGAGACGTAGACGTTCCGGGTGGTGCAATCCGCGACAACATCACGTTCCTGCCTTACAAGGAGCCGAGCAACGTCCTTTACCAGTTGCTGGGCGACATTGTTCAGGAGGGGCGTCGATTTGCGTCAGCGGCGGATGTAAAAGCCTCAGACATCAATGGCGAAGCGCCGGTTGGCACCACGCTTGCAGTTCTAGAGCGAGAGATGAAGGTGATGAGCGCGGTACAGGCTCGTGTTCACGCGGCAGTCTCCAAAGAACTAAAGATATTGGCAGAGCTTGTCAGGGACTACGGTCCAGAGGTTTATCCCTACGAAGATGAGGATGGGCAGGCACTGCCGATGGACTTTGATGATCGGGTAGACATTATTCCGGTCAGCGATCCTAACGCAGGCACAATGGCTCAAAGGATCATGCAGTATCAGGCGGCGTTGCAGTTGGCGGCTCAGGCACCCCAGATGTATGACTTGCCACTGCTTCACCGTCAGATGTTAGATGTCTTGGGCATTCAGGACGCAGACAAAATCGTTCCAACAGAGGACGACATTAAGCCAACTGATCCTATTACAGAAAATATGAACATCATCACCGGAGAGCCGGTCAAGGCGTTTATATATCAGGATCACGAAGCCCACATCCAAGTCCACATGGCGGCGATGCAAAACCCAGAGATCATGAAGATGGTCGCCCGGGCGCCCAACAAAAAGGCCATAGAGGCCGCTTTTGCCGCGCACATTGCAGAACATGTAGCGTTTCTATACAGGTCTAAGATTGAGAAAGAATTGGGAATGGAGCTTCCCGGTCCAGACGAAAAGCTACCCGAAGATATTGAACTGCGTATATCCAGACTGGCAGTGCCTGCGGCTGAACAGCTTACGGGCAAGGCCAAGATGATGGAGCAGGCAGAACAAAACGCCAAACAGTCGCAAGATCCTGTTATTCAGATGCAACAGCGAGAGTTGGCGCTCAAGGAACAGCAGGCTATGGCTAGGGCGCAAACCGACATGGCAAAAGTCCAAGTCGATGCACAAAAAGCTGAAGCCAAAACCATGATTGATCTGGAGAAGATGGATCAAGAGGAACGCTTAGAAAGCGCAAAGATCGCGGCTAAGGTTGCGATGCAAGACAGCAAAGAGGCTTCTCAGCAAGAAATAGAGGGCTTCAAGGCTGGCTTCAATATGGTGAAGGACATCATAGATGACGAAGAAAGCAAGCAATAACCTGCTGGAGGCAATACAGGCTGAACTCCGCACCCAGATGAACGAAGTGACAGATCACCTCGCCGTTGGCGGTTGTAAAGACATGAATGAGTACTCCCGAAATGTCGGCATCATTCAAGGCCTTGCCCACGCAGAGCGCACGCTACTAGACCTAGATGAAAGGATAGAGCGCGAGTAATTCGTTACACAGAGTAACGCATGGTGACACCAGACACCCACTTCTGGTGCAGGAAGGACATTATGACTGAAGAAGACACTCAGACTGCAAAGCAGTTACCTGAGCCTAAAGGTTACAAATTACTCATCGCTCTCCCCGAACCCGAAGAAATGACGGAGGGGGGCATCCTAAAAGCACGAGAAACCATGCAAGTAGAGGAAATTGGTTCTGTTTGCGGTTTTGTACTGAAGATGGGCGCAGACGCTTACGGGGATAAAACCCGTTTTCCTAGCGGCCCGTGGTGTGAAGAAGGAGATTGGGTGCTGATGCGCTCATATAGCGGGACGCGATTTAAAGTTCATGGCAAAGAGTTTCGCCTGATCAATGACGACAGCGTTGAAGCAGTAGTTGAAGACCCGAGGGGGATAGTGAAGGTATGAGCGAAGAGCAGATAGACGAGCAGACCATGTCCTCAGAGGACAAGTTTTTTGGTGTCAAGACGACGTTTGACGACAAGGGAGTACCTGTTGAAGACGTAGACGTTGAGGTTGTAGATGACCGACCACCGGAGGATAGACGGCCTCCAGCAAAAGAAGCCAAGCAGGAGGAGCCCAGTGAAGAAGAAGAACTGGAGGGTTACTCCGACAAGGTTAAGAAACGCATCAACAAGCTCCGCTATCAACAGCATGAGGAGCGTCGGCAACGCGAAGCCGCTGAAAAGATGCAGGAAGAAGCTGTCCGAGTGGCACAGAAGTATGCGGACGAAAACAAGAAGTATCATGCGATCATCCAAGAGGGCGAGCAGTATCTGGTTCATCAGATTCGAGAGCGAGCTAATTTGGCGCTGGAGCAAGCTAAAGGTCAGTATCGCCAAGCATACGAAGAAGGAAACACGGATAAGGTTGTCGAAGCCCAAGAGGCTATGATCCGTGCTCAGGCGGAGTTTAGCTCTGCCGATCAGCAGTTTAATCAACTCTCTCAAAACAGAGAGCAGTGGAAGCAGTGGCAACAGTCGCAAATGCAAGCGCCTCAGCAACCTGCCCAACAGCAACCACAACCACAGCCGCAACCTCAAGAGCCCCCACAGCCGACAGAAAAAGCGGCTAAATGGGCTCAAGAAAATCAATGGTTCGGACAAGAAAAAGATATGACCGCTTTGGCGTATGGCGTCCACGAGCGGTTAGTTAGGGATGAGGGTTTCGACCCCAACTCTGACGAGTATTTTCAGGAAATTGATCGCACCATGCGGTCTAAGTTTCCCGAATATTTTGGTGAAGACGAAGTCTCTGCCAAAAGTCCACCCGTGGTCACAGCGCCTTCCTCGCGGAACAACGGTGCAAAGCCACGCAAGGTTAAGCTGACTCGCACTCAGCTAAGCCTAGCCAAGAGGCTGGGTATAACCCCTGAACAGTATGCCAACCAGCTTATGAAGGAGGCTCAGTAATGGCAGAACAGCGCACTAAAAGGGACGCAGAGTCCAGAGAAGTTGAGACAAGACCTAGCGATTCGTGGATACCGGCCTCCGTACTGCCGACCCCAGCCCCTCAAGACGGCTGGGTGTTTAGATGGGTACGCACCAGCACATTGGGCCAGTCAGATGCTACGAATGTTTCCCAGAAGTTTAGGGAAGGATGGGTGCCTGTAAAGCAGGAAGATCATCCAGAGCTTGAGGTTATGTCTGATATAGATTCCCGATTCAAAGGCAACATTGAAATAGGTGGTCTTTTACTCTGTAAACAGCCAGAAGCAGAGGCTGAGAAGAGAAAGGCATACTACGAAGATGTCGCTAACAATCAGATGGCGTCTGTTGATAACAACTTCTTAAAGCAAAACGATCCCCGAATGCCCGTTCTCAATCCTGAGCGGTCAACTCGGACTACCTTTGGTCGAAGTTGACTCCGGTTTACCGGAGAGCTTTGGCCTTTAATCTAAGTTTGGAGACTTAAAATGGCTACAGCGGCTACTCCGATGGGTGCAGAACCCGTAGGCACTCTTAGTGCTTCTGGTTCTTTCACCGGAAAAGTGCGCCATATCAAGATTGCTAGTGGTTATGCTACGGACATCTTTTATGGCGATTTCGTCAAGCTGGTTGCGGCTGGTACTTTGGAAAAGGCGGCGGTTACGACTGCTGTCGTGGCAGGCACTGTCGGCATCTTTGTCGGCGTTTCCTACACCGATCCCGGTACTGGTCAGTTAACCTTTAACCAATACTTCCCTGCCTCAACAGCGGCAAGTGACATCATGGCTTATGTCGTGGATGATCCCAAGCTGTTGTTCCAGATGCAGGGAGACGAGGCAATTGCTCAGACTGGTCTGGGTAACAACGTCTCGGCTGTCAGCACTGCTGGCTCAACTGCTATCGGTAGGAGCAAGAATGCTCTTGACGGTGGCTCTGTCGCAACCACCAACACGCTCCCGCTTCGTATTGTGGACTTCGTGGACGGCCCTAACAGCACGGTAGGTGATGCTTTCACCGACTGTATTGTGACGTACCTCCCACTTAGCCATGCCTACGAAACCAAGCTCGGCGTTTAAGGAGACTTAGGAAATGGCTATTTCACGCGCACAAATGTTGAAAGAACTGCTCCCCGGTCTGAACGCCTTGTTCGGCTTGGAGTATGAGCGGTACGACGACGAGCACACGATGATTTACGAAACTGAATCATCTGAGCGTTCGTTTGAGGAAGAAGTAAAGCTGTCCGGCTTCGGTGCCGCACCAGTTAAAGCTGAAGGCGCGGCCATCAGCTATGACTCGGCGCAAGAGTCGTTCACTGCTAGGTATAATCACGAAACGATTGCTCTCGGCTTCAGTATTACAGAAGAAGCAATGGAGGACAATCTATATGACTCACTGTCTGCAAGATACACAAAGTCTCTTGCAAGAGCAATGGCTCATACCAAGCAAGTGAAGGCGGCGGCGCTTCTCAACAACGGGTTCAACACCTTTAACTCTGGTGATGGTGTAACCCTGTTCAGCACGGCTCACCCGCTGGTAAACGGAGGAACTAACTCCAATACGTTTGCTACTGCGGCTGATCTGAATGAAACCTCACTGGAAGATGCTGTGATTAACATCGCCGCATTTACCGATGAGCGTGGACTGCTGATCGCGGCTAGACCTCGGCGTCTAATCGTTCCCCCCGCACTTCAGTTTGTAGCAACTCGATTGCTTGAGACTGAGGGTCGGGTCGGAACGTCTGACAATGACCTGAACGCCCTTCGCAACAACGGATCAATCCCAGAAGGATATTCGATCAATCACTTCTTGACCGATACTAATGCCTTCTTCTTGATTACCGATGTACCGAATGGCATGAAGCATTTTGAGCGCACCGCGCTTGAAACCTCAATGGACGGAGACTTCGACACAGGAAACGTGCGCTACAAAGCCCGCGCTCGTTACTCGTTCGGTGTGTCTGATCCACTCGGAATTTACGGCTCGCCCGGAACTTCCTAAAATGTCGGGGGGCTTTGCCCCCCTTTTTCCCTGACTAATTGTTCCACATGGAACATTAGACACTAGCCACGACAGGAGAATCACATGGCTAATTCTACATTCAACGGTCCCGTCCGTTCTGAAAACGGGTTCTCAGACATCACCAAAAACTCCACCACTGGCTCTATTACCAGCACTATGACGTTATCCACCTACGAGGCGACGATTACCGTTGCTGACGGTGCGACGACAGGTAAAGAAGCCGCCATTGGTATCCCGTCAAACTTCCTCCCTATGGGTGTCACGGTTGTTGTCACTACAGCCGCCGCTAATGCCGTCAACCTTAACGATATTGGCACTGACGCAGACACAGATGGCTTTGTCGATGGCATCTCTGCCGCTGTCAACTCTACAGGCTTCAAGGGATTCTTCCCTTGCAACGGCGTTCTCGGAATGTCCGGTGGCACAACCACTGCGGCTACAGCAACGGCTGACGAGGTAGAGGTTGTTCTATCTGGCGATCCGGGTGGCGACACAGTCATTGTCCTGAAGTTTTTTGGCATATCCAGTTCTTCAGACGCATCATAAATTGACGGGGGCATAGCCCCCTTATCTGGAGGACAAGATGGCTGATGTAGTCACAACCAAAATTATTGAGGACGGCGCCAGAACAGCAATCATGCATTTCACCAACGTCAGCGATGGCACAGGTGAATCTGGCGTTGCCAAGGTAGATGTGTCTGCTCTCAGTGCAGACCCTGTCAGTAAAGGCGCCTGTACCAGCGTTAACATTGAGTGCATTTGGTATACAACCAAGGGCATGGGTGTGCAGATTTTTTGCGATGCAACGACCAATGTTTTGGCATGGGAGCTAATTGCTGACTATGGCGACACACTAGACTTTTCGGAGTTTGTAGGCCTGCCCAACAATGCCGCCGCGTCTGGGAAGACAGGTGACATCCTGTTTACCACCACAGGCGCCAGCAATACCGATACATACTCTGTTGTTCTGAAACTCAAGAAGAATTACGGCTAATGAGACAGTATTACAAGAAAGGCGGCAAAACTAAGAAGTCCAAGTCTCGCGTCAACGAGGCTGGAAACTACACCAAGCCCGGACTCCGCAAGCGTATATTCAATCGAATAAAGGCTGGCGGTAAGGGCGGTAGGCCGGGGCAGTGGTCGGCGCGTAAGGCGCAGATGGTTGCCGCCGCTTACAAGAAAGCTGGGGGAGGATACAGAGACTAATGCATGAGTTTAATGATGCTAAAAAGCGCAAAATGATTAAAGAGCTAAGAAAAGCGTCTAAGCTACACGCTGGTCAGGCTGACACGCTTGAAAGGTCTATGATGAAAAAGGCCAAGCCAAAGCCTAAAGCAAAGGCAAAATCCAAGCGTGGCTCTTAAAAAGTCTCAAAAGTCCTTAAAAAACTGGACTAAACAGAAGTGGCGCACCAAGTCTGGCAAGCCCAGCACCCAAGGCAAAAAAGCCACGGGTGAGCGTTATCTTCCTGAAAAGGCCATCAAGTCTTTATCCGACAAAGAGTATGCCGCGACTACGCGAAAAAAACGCGCAGATACCAAGAA